CTGGGTTGATAAGAAGTTTGTAATTAATACCTTGTAATCCTACACCTGCTGTTTTGATTCCTACTGAGGTAAACTCTTTTTGTAAATTCAAAAGTAGTAGTCCGTAGTAGGGTTGTTCAATCATTATATTTTTACAGGTTGAGGCTAACTCATTCTGAAGGTTTATGCTCATTGTTTAAAGCTTTAATTTGTTTCTTGAACTCGTGTATTTCGTCAACGGTTTTGTTTGAGTTTACCGTTAGGTTCCAGAACATTGTTGTGTTTAGGTTTTCAAAGTATGCGTTGATGGAATCATTTGATATGTAATCGATGTGTTTTTTTATGAACGCTACTATTCCTGCAGCTTCTCCATCATCCATTAGATTTACTCCAACTAGCGAATGAGACTTATGTATTAGGTCTTTAGCTTTTGGACCAGTGTTAACTTTAAAGTCTTTTTCTTTTCTTAATTTTTTAAGTTTGTAGTGCCAATATATGACGTTTGTTGTGTCAAGTCTTGCTGTTAGCATGTTGTATCCAAGCTCTGATACTTCGGGATCACTGTTTGTTATTAAGTCTAATATTTTCTTTTCTAATTGCATCTCTTAAAATTGGTTTGAAAAAAACACGAGAGCTTTCCGGACCATGTTGTTTTACACATTCTGCTACATCTTTTTCTACTGTGAAATAAATATAAGGAATGCCGTATTCTTTTTTGTAATGCTTCATTGCCTTCATTCCTTCAATGTCATTGTCAAACATTGAAAAGATGTAGGTGTATTTGCTTTTGTACTCTTCAATTATTTCTCTTGGTATGTCAACATTTTCACTGTCTGGGGCTACCAATTCAAATTCTTTAAACTTCATAGACTTAAATGCGCCAATGTCTTTTAAAGAAGATCCAATGATTAAACACTTGGTGTTGTATTTTAATTGTTCATGTCCCTGGATCATATTGTTAACTTTCAAGAACTTCATTTTCTTATTCAACGGAGTGTAGATTTTACACAGTTCGTTTTTTTTGTTGAAGTATCCGTATGCTACAGCAGGATTGAAATCCATGTGTGTTACTTTTGTATTTTCTGTTGCTGTTATTGTAAATGAATCAATAGGTAAGATTCGATATTCTTTTAAGAAAGGTCCTCCTATGTAAAATTCTTTCCAAAAAAGTTCGTCGTACTTTAACCATCTTCTTGTTTTGTATTTGCTTATTTCTTTTACGATTTTTACATAACCTGCACTTGATAAGTTAACAGGAACATAATCAGTCTTATCAAAGATTTCTAAAATTTTAACAAATGCGTCTTGTCTTGAATCTATTTTGTATAGATACATTACTATGTCCGAAACATCTCCATACTTTCCTGTAGAAAAATCTTTGAACCTGTAAAACCCTTGCTCTGAATAAAACAAAATCATTGACGGTGTTTTATCTCCGGGATTAAAGATTGAATTTATTTTTACAGACTGCCCTGTTAAAGGTTCGTCTAAATTTAAAACCTTTTCAAAAACTAAACCGCTATCTATTGGGAAATTTTCACTACTGTAATTTTTTACTGCAAGCATTTGTTTAAATAAAAAAGGGCTGATGACAAACATCAGCCCTTGTTACTAATAAAATAAATTAATCTTCCATGTCAAACAACTCATCGTCATCATCATCTGATGTTTCAAATGGGTTTTCTGCTGTTGTTTCTGGCTCGTCGTTGTCATTGTTCAAGCTTTCACTTGCTTCAGTCATACGTTTGCTTTTAACAATGTGAATGCTTGAATTAAAAGTATCTACTTCTTTACCTTTCAAGTTTACAAAAGAATCTACTTTCATTTTGTATGTTGGGAAGTAACAGTAGTACACTTTGTATCCTTTTGCGTTCATGTCTTCTTGTCCAGCAATCAACCAGTCTAAGTATACATCTTTGTACATTTTTGATTGCACGAAAAACTTAACTAAGTCCTCAACTTTCGAAACTTTTGCTGCTGTTTCATGCAACCAATTTGGTTTACCATAAAGAGCAGATAATGTTTCTAAAGTTTCAGCAACTTGAACAGCTACACTTCGTGTAATGTTCTCACCTTTCTTGCTTACAAACTCTTCATGTTTAATTGGCCAGTCACTTGTTTTAACCCATCTCACTTGTCCTGTGTATTGTCCTTGTGATGGATCACCAAACACTTTGTCAAACCCAACGAACCCGTCAGCAAGAGGCGGTGTTTCTAAGTAGAATGATAACTCATACTCATCTAAACCCTTTTTGTTTAAAGGTGTTTCTTTCTTCTCAAACTTAACATCAACGATTCTTGCTGTTACGTTTCCTGGTTTGAACTCTTTCGATACAAACCCTGTTTTCTTCATTCCTGATAAATCTAATCCTGCCATTTTACTTTTTTTTACTTGTTGTTTTTATTTATTTAATTTTAATTCGGAATACAAAGTTAGCTTAAATATAAACTTCATTCCAGTGAGAAACAAATTTTCCTTGTTCATCATACTCACTTATCAATATGTTTCTTCCCTCAAGCCTGTCAATCTTACAGCCTGCAAGCACATCGTCACTTGGTTGGAAACACAAATAGTTTTTATTTGCTATACGTGTCATGTAACCTATTGCGTGTGCATCAGCTGAAATAGCTTGCTTGTTTTTACCAACTAAGTTGATGTCATTAGAAGTAAATTCTGCACCATCTTTAAGGATGTTTGTTTCCTTAACGTGAGCAATGTAGATAATGTTTTCTGCACATGATTCCAACTTCAAGATTACTTTCTTAAAAGCTTGGCGCAAATATTGGTACGCTTGTTCTGTAACTTTCGCCACAGGCTAGACTATATCTTCATTAAACCTATACAGAAACCCCCCTAATGGATTATTATTTTTAATGTACTTTACCAGGGTTCTGTTATCAAACGAGTCACTTTGAGCACATTCAGTTATTGATTTATATCTTTTAACTAATTCACCCATTGCGTTGTATTTGTTTATTTGTTTACTTGATCTTAACTTATTCGCTTCTTTTGCTTTGTCAGAAAGTTGTCTTCCTTTTAAGGCATTAGAAATTTTTTGTTTGTGATCATTGCTAAAATTGTATTCTCTTGGTGTTAATTGATAATTTTTATTTTTGTCATATTCTGATTCATACACAAAGATGAAATCTTTTATGTAATTTAATCTTCCTTTACAACATCCGCTTATGTTTGTTGATTGATCTCCTATTGCTCTTGCTGCATCAGAAATAGATTTGTATGTTACTAAGTATGTTCCGTTAAGATCTAAACACACAACAGGTTTACTTGAATGAGCTATTCGTTTTTCAATTTGCTCTGTCGTTAACTTAAATGGTTTTAAGTTAATTGTTTTTTCTGTTGAGTTTAATCCTTCTTTAAAACTATTTAGTTTCTTAATCCATTTTGATTCTTCAATTGTAATTTGACTTCTTTCTTTTAACTCTTCAATTAAATAGACAACAAAGGAATCTATTCCGTGCTTGTCGTAACTTCTTTGAAGTTTTACTGCGTGATGTCTTTTGTTTTTTAAATATGACTTGTGTCTTATCAATCTTGCATGTAAGTTAATACATGATCCAACATAAACTTTTTTATTTTCTAAACAATAAATTGCATACACTCCTTGTTCTGAGGAGAATTTTTTCTCGTTCAATCTATAATGTTTAATGCTTACCTTTTCCAACACTTGATGTGTTGTACTCTCCTTCCGGGAGATAGTCGTTGAACCTTCCTCATACTCATTTGAGCTTAGAGGCTTGGCTGCTGATTGTCCATTGTTGTCGTTCATAACCTTGTTAATTATATCTACGACAAACATACACATTTTTTTAACATTCAAACTTATTTTTTCAAATTATTTTGTAGTAATGTGTCTTTAGGAGATCCCAGCAATTAGATAAGTACGGGCAACCTTTCACCCGATCCATTAGGTAAGAACAATATGTTACCATACTTTGCTTTACCGCAAGTCTTTTTAACAACTCCTTGCTCATCTTTAACGTACCATTCTTTACCCATTGGAGTCTTCATGTACAGCTTTTCTGCTTCGTGAATACAAAGGTCTTCTAACTTTGTTAAAGTGTCTACAGCAAGGTACTTGTAAGGTTTCCCTCCAGCAACAATCTTATCTAAGATTAACATTAATGATTTGTAGTCTGGTGCATACAAGATCATTCCGTCTGCTGTTTGAACTTTGTCTTCAAAGTTAATTACTAAGCAGTTTTCAAGTGCAGCTACAACAGTCGTTTTTCCAATCTTAGGCTTACCGAAGATTAAAAGTTTTTGTGGATTGATAAGCTTACTCTTAGTAGGCTTTGTCGGAAGGATAAAATCTTCGCTCATACTTATTTGGATTTAATAATTTCGTTTAACCATGGCTTAAAACTTACTGCTTTCCCTAAATGAATTGCTGCATAATCTCTTATGGTCATTTGGTCAAACGGTAAATCCAAGTCTGGATTTGGTAAGTCAAAATCAAATGTTATTTCTTTTGACGGTCTTTGTTTTTTTGGAACAATTACTTCTTCCAATTCATCTATAGGAATTAAATATGTGTTGTTAGTCATGTTCCCATAAGGTGCTCGCATTGTATATTCTTCCTTGTAAAATGGATTGTACTTCCACTTGTAAAGAGTTCTTGTTTGTGACCGAATAAACACTTTATTTATTAGTGCCACAATTTCTATAAAAAAATCTTGCTCCTGTTCCAGCTCTGCTTCCCAAAATGAAATGCAGTCTTCTCCTTTATCTGTATTTCTGAACTTAGCTTTTGCTAAGTACGTTCCATTCTTTTTTCCTATTTTCTCTAACAATTCTTCATGATGAACTCTCAGCTCAATCATTTGTTGTTTTTGTGTTAATACAACTTCTGCCATTTAATTACTTTCTTGTTGGTTTAAAACTTGAACTTTGTCCAGGTGTATTCATTTCAGCAATAGACATCTTATGGAACTCTGCTTTGAAAAAACTCATTCCCGTTTCACCATTCCTTGATTTTATCCAATGGAAAACTAATGTATTCTCATCTTCAATAATGTAGTTGTCTGGACCATACGTTTTAATAAATCTTTTTGCTGGACGATTAACCCCGATAACTATGTCTGCATGTTGCAGCAAACCGTCACCTCCATATATGTCAGATTCTAAAATGTAATTCCCATACTTACCATCTTCATTTCTCTCAGGTCTATCTGTCTCTCTATTGAGCTGAGTAAGAAGTATGAATGCAATAGGGTATTTCTTTTTTAATTCTGTACAAGCTTCACCAAGGTTCGCAAGAGTTTCTTGCTTACTTGATTCTGATTTATCTTTCTTAATTAAAACAGAGTGATCTAATGTGACTACTGTTTTTTTGTATTGCTTTATTTTTACAGGGTGTCCTTTAACTACTTTTGTTAAGCTTGAAGCATGTGTTTCCATGTAGGAAATTATTGTCTTCTTAAACTCAACAACAGATACCGGATCATCTACTACATCAATTGGATACTTGGCTGCTTCTATCGCGTGTTTATGACACAACTCAATTGTTTTATCATCTATAACGGACGAGTCATCTGATGAAGAACACAGCTCCTTGTAAGTCTTACTTGTTATTGCTGAAAATTCCCTAAGCTTAGATGTTCTACCAAACATTTCCAATTGGAATTGGAGAACTCTTAAATTCATTCCAGGGTTCAACTTAAATCCTTCTCTTACAATTTGATCTACCAGTAGCGTTTTTCCAGATGCAGGTCTTCCTCCAATCAATGTGATTGTATTGAACTCAAGACCCTGCATGGTTGCGTCATTAAACTTTGGCCAAGGAGTCTTGTAACTTGTTATATTTCCTTGCTGCTTGCCCTTCATGTACTTCAATGCATCTTTATAGTGCATTGCATGACTGACCCATTTTGGTTTTGAGATTACTACATCCATTAAATAACTTTTGTTTTAAATGTTTTTTCTTCTACGTAACATCCGTGATCTACATACCTGTCGCAGTAATCTGCTAAGTCTGAATTTACATTACGTGTTCCGTCATCTTTTCTAACAAAATACTTTGCAGTTCGCATGTACAAGAAGTTCTTTTGTGCATACTCCTTTACATACATATTTGTTGATTCAAGAATAACTTCCCAGCTGTAGTTGTAGTTCTCAAAAAACCATCTGAAATTAACTTCCACGTTTCGTTTATCTCCTCTAGCATACTTACCATTAGGTAACTTTTTTATTGGAAACAAGTCAAGGTATTCTTCAATCTTATTTTGATAATCGTCACCCATAAGTTGTTCAGACTTGAGTTTCTTTTTTGTTGCAAACAAGTCATCAATACTTTTAAGTACATCGATTCCTTTTTGAGTTAGCTTTCCATCTACCGCAAGGGAAGGGTTCACCTTCTTCAGAAGCTCTTCTTTTACAGGTTCTTCGTTGTACAACTTAACTAAAACGTACCACACAGATAAGTTTATCTTATGGTATTTTAACCGAGAAAGTAATGAATTTTGCTTTAGTTCTTTTTTCATAGAGGGTTACAAACTTAGTTAAATAATTCAGAACTTTCATCTAAGCTAGCCTGTTTTTTTAGTTTCTTTTCGTAAAGAGAAACTCCTTTTTTTGTTAACCAAAATTCAGAATCTGGTGCAGGTACAAATGACTTAGCTGTCCCTTCTTTTAGAACTTTTGCATACCTGTACGTGTTTGGTCCTAAGAATATAACAACTACTCCAGGTATTTTTTCTGAAGCATGTCTTAATGTTTCTTCGGTAAGATGATTCCAAAATGAAATGTGGTTTGTTTTAAGGTTTGATGTTCGAGCGCACACGAGGTTAAAAACAAACGGGTTTTCTTTAAATTTTGTTTCGTAATCCGTTGTTACGGCAATGAATTTTATCTTAGACATGTCCTTGTCGTACTCATCATACCATTCTTTTAATGGTGGTGCAAACTTAATTCCTTCGCTTAAATCTGTAAGCAAGTTGTCTAACAACATTTCGTGTTGAATAGATGAAAAGAAATCGGTTAGCAATGGTGACCAGGTGCTTTGCTCATGTTTAATTGTTAACTTCGCACTTAATTGTTTAATTTTATCTGTATTGTTCATGGGAAAAAAAGTTATGTTACCGGTTATTAAAGACGATGTTGTTATTACAATTGAGGTTTCAGGAGGGTTTTATAAGATGCTTAAAGATGCCGTTATTGTTTTAGTTGAAAATTTAAAAGAACCTTTAGTGAGTCTTGAAAAAATACAATCTAACGGTCAATTAACACTTGACGAATATGTGATTAGAAATCACATGATGATGATTAAATCTATTGAGGAAGCTGCTGTTGAAAACAACTTAACAGTTGATGAAGAGTTTGAAATTCCTGATGAGGAAATACTACCTACAAGTCCTTCTGAAAGTTAATGCCAACAAATTCTCCAACTAAATAAAGCTTTTCAATTACATCGGAAAGCTCAGCTCTTGATAGATCAGCAAAAGATTTGAACTTCTTTTGCTGATCTTGATAATAAGTTAACCCGCACTGATCCTTTACGTCAATCTTTGTTTTTTTAACATCTTCACCTGTCTCACTTGCTATAGCATTAATCATTACGTGAACCTTTGCCAGCTGTGACTTTGTATTGTTTGGTTCATCAGCTTCAAACAGTACATCAATGATGTCATTTTCACTTATTGAATTAATGTATTCTTTAAGCTTTATCTTGGATAAGTTATCTTTAGGAATAAGTTTTCCACTTCTTTTAACGTATCGTATTACGAATGTTTTTTTCATTAGCTTCCACAGTATAAGCACCCTTCATCTTCATCATCCTGTTCAGGATTTGTTTCAATTTCAGGGTTAAGTTTCTTCTTTAACTCATATATTTGCTGCATGGTTTCTCCATCAGCAAAAAGATTTCCTGTTAGCTTAGACTTAAGCTCAGCTATTTGTTCTGGTATTGTCATTTGTTAATGTGTTTAATGGTGAACGATTCAATGTAAGGATTTATACCAAGCTTTAACTTGTTTGCTACATAACCTTGAAGGATACTCTCAATCATATCTACTGTCGTCTTGTATTCAACAAGCTCAAAAGAATTTTTTTTCAAAAACGAGTTCAATGAAGTGGGAGTCATAGTTTCTAAAACTTCTAACGCTTCTTCATGCATCTCGTCTATGTAAGATAAATCACAATAAGCTATCTTTAAATTTGCGTCTTCAACAGTGTAACGATTGTTTTCTACTAACAAAACTATCTTATTTGTCAGAAAAGGAATCCTGAATTTTCTACTCATAACTTTATTTTAAGTTACTGATTAAAATCAAAAGGATCCATTAGTTCCTTTGATTTTTCTGAAAGAATGTTTTCAAGCATCTCATAATCTTCATCAAGATAATAATTTAATTGTTCAAACTCTTCTTCTTCTTTCTCCGTAGTATCATAACGGGACTTAACCATTTCATCATCTTCTGTCAGCCAAAAGATACACTCATCTATTTCATCACTTGTAAGTTCACTAAAGGATAACTCTCCTGATTCATGAACGTACTCATAACTTATGTAAATGTCATTGCCTGATTCGCTAGAATCAGAAACAAAAGAAACACCCATTTTAATTGCAAGCCAAGTTAAATCTTTTATGATTGGATTCCATTTTGTTTCATAACTAATTGATACTTCAGCATCAATGTCATCATTTATAATCTGAAGGTTAAAGTAATAACCTTCCCACGATTTCTCTTGGAACACAGGTATTACACCAAATCCTGTTTCTTCAGATCGTTTAAGCATCTCTTTTAAAACTAAAAAAAGATTTTCTATGTTAGCTTTTTCACCAGTAAATCTAACATAGTTGGAACACATGTTAGCCATTTATTAAATCGATTTCTTTTGAGTAATAAGATTTTAATCCAGGTGTTTTCTTAACCTTGTTTTCAAGAGATGTCTTAAATAACATTAGGGAGTCCCTTGTTCTTAGATTGAAATTTCTGTGTTTGTTTTTTCTCAGCATTATTTTTTTTTGTTTTAATAATTTCTACGTTTCCCTCAATTTTAACTTCTCTATAAGACCTGTCCTTGTGGTGATCCCTATGCTTTATTGAAATTGGATAAATGAACTCTTTTATATAGCGATCAAAGTTTTTAAGTAAAAACTCTTTGTGATCAGCAGGTGGAGTGAAATTCTCTATTACATTTTTTATCGTTGTGTGATTGGCTAAACCAAAAACTGTAGCTATCTCCTGCAAGCTGTAACCAGCAAGACGTAATTTCTTAGCAACGAAATTTCTCATTAAGACATAATACTTATCTCTGCCATGATACTTTCTGAAATAAGTTTTGTAGTAATGTAACTCCATAACCATTTCAGAAACCACCATCTCACCAATAGGTACTAAATCAAAATTCTGAACGTATTTCTCGTTCAATAACCCATGATTTATACTCATTCTCTGTTGTGTTCCAAATCTCTTTCTCAGAAGGAGATAAGCTTGAATACGTGTAGTTATGACCATTCAACGAATGAATCATGTCTAATTCCGTCTCATAATAAGGACTATCCTTTGAACCAAAATACAAAGTACCCTTCATATCTTCAAATCGGAACTTACGCTTAATCTTGATCCAATTGATTAATTCATGTTCCGACATATTAAAGATAGTTGCAATCTTTGACAGCTTGGTATTCATGTTCAAAAGCAAAGACAGACGTAGGTCTTTCTCATAACTCTCATCCAACTTCCTTTTAGTTTTATTAAGCGGTCTGGAAATCATCTTTTTTTATTAAATCAGCAATAGATTCACTCATGTGCAGAGATTCTGCCTCAGTAAGTAACCTGAACCTTGTGGGGGTCCAATAAAAATACGGAAAGCATTCTTCTCCCAACGGCTTTTCTACAAGAGTGAAGCCCTGTGCTTGTGATGATAGTAAGAACTCCACTGAGTCCACTGTGTACTCATCACCCTCTACTACTCTACTTTCAGCATTTATTTGTGGAGGTTGATTTTTATCATCTACACATATTACTTTAAATGGTTCTACTTGCATAGTTCTGTTTTTTCTATTAGTTCTACTGTTAGCCCTTTTTTTATTAGTTCTTCTTGTATTTTGTGCAGCTCAAAGAAGTTTCCTTCTTTTATTGATGCGGTCTTGTGTCCGTGTGCAAGCACTACAAGCTGTTCTGCTTGCATGAACTCGTGTTCACAGTATTTTATAAGACAAGCCCTGACATAGTCTACAGGGTTCTTTGAATCATTATGCAGGATGAGTTGTTTTTGTTGTGTCATACTTAAAGATTTTTTCTTTATTAAAGTTTTTTAATGCTGCTTTCATCCATGTCATGTCGATTGTTTCTTTGTAACATAGAAGATGTATTACTCCTGTATTTTCTGGATTCAATCTAAGGAACCTTCCTATTTTCTGGGGGAGTCTTTTTTCATTAGCGTAAGCGTGTAGTATTATTCCTACTTCTAAACCTTTAATGTTTTCTCCTTCTTCTATTTGCTGTACAGATGACAGCTTGTTTATTTTCCCTTCCTTAAATAGTTCAAGGTTCTCCTTGCTTTTTTTGTTTTTGGAATGGTAGCTTTCTGTGCATATAAAGTCTGCTTGTTCTGTGTAGTCTGTAAAGACCAGTGTTTTTCGGGTTTGTTGTTTTAGTAACTTTTTAGCATACTCAATCTTTGTGTTGTACGACTGCATTGTTTTCATTCGCATAACTTTTGCCATTTGATCGAGAGGGTTGTTGTTTATTTTTACACACCATTTCCTGTAACTTTCTTGTTCGCTTGTTACACCGAACTTTGTTCTAAATGTTTTTTTGTCGCTAAGGCTTAGTTGGTGAATGTATATTTTGTATTTGTTTAGTAGTCCTGCTTCTATCGCTTCATCTACTGTGTATTCATATACAGTAGGAAAGAAGTTCTTGGCTGCTATTGCTGACTCACTTGTCTTGTACCTTGGCGGCGTTCCTGTTAATCCTAGAACAGACGAGTTGTTTAGCTCTAACCATTTAGTGTGTTTGATTTTTACGTTATGTGATTCATCTAAGTACACACAATCGTAAAGGTTTAGTTGTTGTTTGTGTAGGGAAAGGTAAGTGCAGAAGTGTACGTTCTCTAAAAGATAATCGTATCCTCTTTCTTGCATCTCTTTGGCCCATCCTTTTAAGATGTTTATTTTTGGTGCAACGACCAAAAACATTTTACAGTCGGTGTATCCTCGAAGCATGTGTTTTATACCTAAGAAAGTTTTACCCATCCCTGTACCTAGCACAACACCTGCATATTTTACACCGTTGGTTGCATCTAATGCTTCAGTTTGTATTTCGTCTTTCTTAGTCATGCTAATAAGTTTAATTCTCGTGCTAACTCTGGAGATACATGGTGAATTGTGTTATGACATTCTCTGCATACACTGCACCATGTTGACACGTCATTCGTGTGTATCCCTCTACCTTTTTTGTGGTGTACTTCTGTTGCTATTCCTGTACATCCTTTTAACTTTGCTTCACAGTACTTGTTTTCAATCATAAACAATTTATGTTTCACCTTGTACACTTTATCAATTAGTAATTGCTTATCGCTTTTCTTTTTGATTTGTGATTTGTTAGGCTGTAACTTCAGGTCGGTCCTAAAGTTACAATCCTTACAAAGTCTGTGACGTACATCATCAATCATTTTATTTTTGTAAATAAATTGAGGTGTGTTGCAACCGTCACATATTTTCTTTTTCTTTTCGATCATAGTGCTGCAAAGTTACTCGGAAGTAGCTTACTAGCAATAAGTTTGTTAATAATATCTTCTTTTGTAACACCTAATTCTTTAAAAGAAAGTGTGTTCATGAAGCTCGGAGATGTTTCAGAGTTATTTACAATTGATTTGATTAACTCTGACTTAGGGAACAGCGCAGACAACCATCCGTTTGTAATGTTGTTTGTAAGCTCTTGTTTCCACTGGTTCATTAACTTTTGTACCTGCTTGTTCTTTTTAATTATCTTATCTTTCTTTGCGGAGTTCATAGAGTAGATCTCTTCTTTCTCGTAAAATTCGATACCAATCATTGAACGCTTGTACAATTCATTTTGGGTAACTGATAGTGTTTGATAACTCACTATTGAAGTAATAGGGAATTGTTTTTCACTAAGCATTCCAGAATAGTTTAAATCCTGAAAGCTACTAAGTCTTTCTTTTTTCATTACAATAAAAATTTGGGTTACTCTATTCTTCTTCTGAATTATCTTCCCTTAATATGAATAGATTTGGATCAAGGGTAGTAATGTCAATCTCTAAGATTATTTCTGGTGGTTCTTCTAGAATGCTGTCTTCTTCCACATTAAAGATGTTGTTGCTACAGGATGTACCTGCATTTGTTTCTTCCATGTATTTGAGGTCGTCGTCGCTCATGCTTAGATATGCACTGATGCTGATGTTAACTATTTTCCCACTGGGTAATTGATAAATCATTTGACGAGTAACTGAATTTTTAACGAAGATACAAAGTTTTTAAACACAAATTTAAAAACTTTGTTTTTTTCTTATAAAGCTAAAAGATTTTCTTGTGCAGGAACATTTCCTTCATACACTTCGTTAACGGTTTCATGGTTATCACTACCCCAGAACGCACGTAGTGCAAAGTATCCTGAAAATGGATTGATGTACTCCACCTTAACTAAAACTTCCTGATTATCATTAATCAAATTGTTTTTTTTGTAGTACTCTTTATTAAGAGAAGGGTAACTACAAAAGGTTAATTCAGCCCAGAACTTGTCTCCATCTCCTAAGTTTTTTGTTTTACTAAATGCTTTTTTGTGATCCAGAAACTGAATTATTTCATCTTTCCTGCTTATGTCGTAATACATTAGAGTCAACAGCTCTTCTCTTTTTTTTCTTGTTACACTCATTATTTTTGCAATAAACAAGCTGGCTTCATTCTCTTTTGTCATACGTGTTTAAGAAATTTTAATTTATGTCTGTACTTGTTAATTGGATTCTTCATCTGATCTGATTTCCAATACTCAGGAGTCCTTATCTCTCTCCAGTCAATTGTTTCCATCGACTCAACCTTTAACTTGTATTGTTTCTTTAAACTTTCAAGCTGTACCCAAAAAGATTTTAACTCAATGTAAAAATCTTTCTCGTATTCTTTCTCTTCGTAATCAGATATTGGAGACGTGTATATTCCATGGTAGTCAGCGTATCCTTCGAATGTTTTAGGGTACTCATCGTTTTTAAAGTATTCGTCCATAAAACATCCTAATAAAAGTAACCTTGATCATTACAGTTTTCTGGATAAGAATCAATCCATTTTATCTTTGCATCTTCATTTAAGTTTGGTTTGTAATGTTTTTTTTGACTAAATGATAAAGTTATACCCTCTTCTCTAGTCGTTTTATCATTCATTTCTGCAAGTAGTTCATAGTAGTCTTTACCACCAAACCTTCCGTAACCATTGTAATCTTCTTCTGTCCACTTGTTACCTTGATTATCACTCATGGTTACAGGGAAAGTATTTCTACTACTGTAAGCGTTTGCAATACTTTTTTTAGTGTCCATTGTAATCCAGCTAAAATATCCCATAACTATACGTTTCCATTTGTTAAATCTTCTGCTGCGTCTCCCAGCTTATCGATTGTGTTGATTAATAAATCTCCAGTGTTTGTTGGTTCTCTTCCTGTAACAAGGGCAACTCCGTCAAGAACTACTGCTATTGGTGATACTGCTACATTTACTGCAGCTCCTATAATGTTTCCAAAAAATCCCATGTCTTTGTTATTGGTTTTGTTGTATTTATTTAAACGTAATTTGATTTTTTAATTGACCTCTTGGGGCTCAACTTCTTTTTTTTTATCCGTCATCTACAGTTTTCACAATGATACTTAATGCTAAATGTTGATACTTTTAACGGATTACCGTCTTCATCTGTTGTGTAAAGTAAATTACTTAACCCCTTCTTGTAGTACTCAATATAACCAAACATTTTTACAAATGTTGGGTCTGTGATGATAATTGTACGGTCCTTAATCATTGAGTTAACAGGGATAGTGGTGTAATGCATGTACTCCTTTGGATCCAACTCAACAAAGTTGTTCCGCTTAGGTTCTACCTGATTCAGGTATTCAGTTAACGTCATCTTTATGAATATTAATTGTTATTGATTGAATGGTGTGAGTGATAGTAAGACCTCCTCATGCGTTATTTTTAATTTCCTCAATCATTCTTTCAAAATCTTTAGGTAAATCTTTGTGGCAGTGGCATTTATCAAATGATACTGATTCTACTGTTAACAGAGTACATCCGTGTGCTTTGTAATAAATCTCTTTAAGTTCCCATTCTGCATCAACGTGGTCTCCACTGCAGGCAGCAAATATTTTACCATGAGAACAAGCTATTGCTCTCATTCCGTTTGTACTTATTTCTTTGTTTCCATCTTCTACTTCATACTCCCATCCTTTATCATCAAGAAACTCTAATAGTTCAGTATGTTCTATTAAGTCTGAATCGGTTGTATCAATTATTACTCTGCTCATTTCTTTTAATTGTTAATGTTAGGTTTAGTCTTTTTTAGATTAGGACTTTTATCTAACTTGTAAATAGCTGGTTCTTGAGAGTTTCTTTCTCCATTCTTTTTGTAGACTTTAAGCTGTTCATTATACTTTATGAGTAGTCTTGCTTTTTGTCCATTGTCTACAACTTCTTCTCCTATAACTAAAATGTAACTTTCCATTTGCTTATTTCTTTTTGTTTAGCTTGAGTATTCTCTTACAGATTTGGTCGAATTGTTTCTGTCCTTGAATGACGTAATGATTTGTATTTATTGAGCTGAATACGTATTCATCTTCTAAAGTTAAGAGATACTTTAAGTCATCAAGCATTAATGATTTGTCTTGGTTTTTACATTCACTAATCCACATTATTAAGTTGTCAATTAGAGATTCAAGATGTTCTATTCTGTAGTATACCAGTTCTTCATCAAAGATTTTTTGATTTATCTTTATACCGTCTATGGTGTCATCCCCCAAGGTGTATGTGACTTTAGGAATGAATCCTATCGTCTCTTCAGTGCAAGGTTTAATTACTACTTCAGTGTAGTGCCACTCTTTCTTGTTTAAGTACTTGAGAAGCTTTTCTTTGTTTTTTTCTGTTGCGTACTCTAAGTTGATTTTTATTTCATTCATAGTCCAGCTAATTTACAAAAGTGATTGTTAACTTCAGGTATTGCTTTTTTGTAGTGGGACTGTGTGTCTTTGCACCAATCAGTAATTTCTTTCTTTGTTTTAAAGGGACTCATCCATGATTGTTTATTCATTATCATGTTGAACATAGGTGTTAAATCTTCTATGTAATCCTTTACTCTCCATCCTTCATAGATGTGTCTTTCTAAATTGTCTGCCATGATTGTTTATTTATTATTCTTACAAAATTTTATGAACCCTTTGGCTCTTATCCAGGCACCCGAAGTACCCGACACTAGGAGAGCTTTATGCCCGTCTTTAAGGTCGACTGCTTTGATTGTTCGGTTTCCTGAAAAATAACCACCTGAAGCACGCCAGTTACCTGTGTAAAAATTTTCTCCAGCTACACACCAATCGTTAAGGTCTTTAGGAAGTAATACATCCCCAACTTTCAACTGTTTGGATGGGATTATTTCAAAGCGAGATTTGAAGTAGTCACATTGATCCCCTTTATCGTTTTTAATTACGTAATACTTTTTACTTTTACTTATTACTTTATATTCACCACCCCTAGTTAAAAATTTAGCTGTTTCTTCTATAAATCTTACTTTCATTGCTTCAATAATTCCGTTAAATGATCAATCACTTGTTGCATTTCTTCTCTGTTTAGGTATGCGTGTCCATCAGACCAAATGAAACATTTTCCGTCAGGACAAATTTTACCACTTACCATAAGGTCTACTCTTTCTAATTCTAAGTTATCCATAATTTCTATTGTTTGTGATTGGGGTGCGACTCGAACACACGACCCTCGCATTTGAACCCTGAAGATTATCCTAGGTTTCTTCAAGTAATGACGGCTCTAACCAACTGAGCTACCCAATCATAAAAAAATCCTTGCACTATAAGCACAAGGATTTAGTATAAAGTTTGAATTGTTTTTTTATTTTATGTTCAGAAATGTACCTGTTCCTCCAGCAACTGTTGTTGGAAGCACACCGTTCCAGTTTTTTGCTTTTAGGTATTCAATGTAAAGAGGAGTCAACTGTCGTTGCTCAATCTTTATCTTTTCTGCACGAGCATTAGCCATAATAACGATCTCTGCTGAGTCACCTTTAGCAATAGCTATCTTCTTTCTGGCAGTAGCTTCTGCACTCTTAGCTTTCTCGTCTTCTGCTTGTGCATCCTGTATAGATCTTGTCTTGCCCTCAATAGCTTCTTGTAATGCTGGTGGAGGTACAATGTTTGTTCTAAGTTGTGACACAGTAAACCATCGCTCTATTCTTTTATTGCACTCAGTTATAATTGCTGATTCAAATAGCTCTCGATGATTAAATATTGAATCGACCTCCCACTTGTTAGCTACGTCATTAACTGATGATGTAATAGCATTCTTTAGCCAACCTTGCTCAACCTCCTTTATACTTAATCTTAGATTGACAAACATGTCTCCTATTTTCGTGGACTTTAGTGAGTAATTGAATGACGGTTTAATTGTAGCTGAGAATCCTCCCTTTGTTATTACGGACAGATCATCATACTCAATATGCTGTTGATACGTAGGGAACTCAAGCATCTGCTCAATCCAGGAGTTATACATTACCCAACCTGTTTGATATGTGTAATCGCTAACACCTCTATCTGAACCGGTAAGCTTAACCTTTATTCCTTTGTATCCTGAATCAACTCGCTCAAGAGAATAAGGATTTACTAACGATAAAATAATACCTGTCACAAAACAAATTACAGGCACTAATAAACTACGTGGTTTGAACTCTTTGTCCCCGTATTTGTTAGGGGTTCCAAATTTGTTTTTTTCTACTGCAAACATTGCTACTGCAACCAATAGGGCTGTTAAGAAAATATAGAAACTAATCATTTTTAATAAATTTTTTAATTGTTTTTACTGTTAAAATTATTGCCAAGTAAACACTTAAAAAAATAAATGCTGTACTTAACATCACTAAGAACTGAGGTAAGTCCCTGCTTACTACATATTCTCCGTAAAATTGGAGAAGGATAAGTAGGGCTAAATAAATTAGCCCTATCTTTAAAAGTGAGTTCTTCACTATTCTCTCTCTGGTTTTGCTGCTTTACCAATCTTTTTTGATTGCTCAATAAGAAAATCAATTGTCTCTAAGTGAGCAACTAAATTTTCTTCAGCAATAGTCAAATTGTTCTTTGCAATAATTAATTGCTCAACGTAATTGTCACCATCTGTGATAACTACCCCGTTGTTTAACTTTGCAAAATGCAGCTTTTCTTTAGATGCTTCTACTGCGTCTTCAAAAACTACAGTTTTACCGTGATTCACTGCAATCTGCACATCTAGTGCAGAGTTAGCTAATCTTTGGATTTTGATTGCTGTTGCTTCAGCTGAATCTCCTTTAATCAATGCTACCGCTTCTTCAACGAAGGATAGTGCTTTTTCTACTGTTGTCATAACTATTTGGTTTTTATATTAATACTTCTTGGGCGACTCATAGTTTCAACGAGTCTCTTTTTTCTTTTAATCTGCAAAAGTACAGGTTTTTCTTCATCAAAACAAAGATCTTTTTTTTCCACCACATGCGAAGCAGTTACTGCATTATTAGGGTCGTTTGCATTACCGTCTAATTTATAATAACGTGGTGCGTTATCAGATTCTCCTAATATATCACAAGGTCCATCATAAAACTTATACAAAGCAATTTCTTTCTCAGTTGCTGCTCTCAATCTAAGCTGACTTAACTCTGTACTTGGTAAAGTAGAGGACCACCCATCTTCATTTCCATTTAAGTTTTTTACCACTCTGAATTTGTACAGGTTTGAATCTTCACTTAATTGATAAACAGTATATACAGGTATACCAGGTAGCCATTTAGTACCACCACCCGAGCAATTGGACAAAAGAACAACGTAATCGTCCTTCTTAAAGTTGACTCTATTAGTTTCATAGACAACAGAGTGACAAGGAAAGTTAATTGAATTATATAGATCAATGTCTTCCTGGTCAGCTGGAACAATAGACAACCCTTGAATAGGAAATTCATGCATATAACCTTGCTCGTTTTTATAAACTTGCATAAGCGTACCATCACAGTCTTTAGGCAACTTGTAAATGTGGTTCTTAGTGAAGTTGTTATGGTTAATGTTGCTATTGAGTGATTGTAAGACTACACAATCTCCTTTCTTGTAGAAAGGTTTTCTCTTTGTTGTTCCCATTGTGTTTTGATTTTTGTCG